CCTACTTCAACAACAATTACAATTGAAATGGGATCCGCTGAATCTGGATCAGGAGCGTCCACATCAGGTGGAATAAGAGTTCAACATTTTTATTCAATAGGACCTGCAGTTGAAGAATCAGCTGCTGGTTGGGGACTAGGTTTATGGGGTGGTACTGTTGCTGGAGAAATTACAGACACACTAGATGGAGCATTAACTTCAGGATCCTCTAGTATCGTTTTAGATAATTCTGCATCAATGCCTTCATCAGGAACCGTTTTAATAGATAGTGAAAGAATTGCTTATACAACGAATACTACTGGAACAGGAACGTTATCAGGATTAACAAGAGGATCAGATAATACCACAGCTGCATCACACTCTGATGGAGCAACAGTTACCGATGCATCCGACTACACCAAGTGGGGTGCATCGCAAACTGGAGATATTGTAACGGCTCCTGGTCTATGGTCCCTGGACAATTTTGGAAATAAATTGATTGCAACTATCTTTGATGGTGCAACTTTTGAATGGGATTCAGATGCAAGTAGTGCAACATCTACTCGAGCAACCATCGTTGCTAATTGTCCTACTGCATCGATACAGACACTAGTATCTACACCCGATAGACACTTAGTTGCTTTTGGAACAGAAACTACCATTGGAACAACATCCACACAGGACGATATGTATATACGTTGGTCGGATCAGGAATCAATTAATGCATCAACTTCTTGGGCGCCTTCAGCAACCAATACCGCTGGTACACAAAGACTGGCTGACGGAACACGGATCGTTGCAGCGATTAGAGGTCGGGATGCAATTTACATTTGGACCGATACATCTTTATTCATTATGAGATTTGTGGGTGCGCCTTTCGTATTTTCATTTCAACAAGTTGGAACGAACTGTGGATTGATTGGAAAGAATGCAGCCGTTGAAGTGGATGGTTCTGCATACTGGATGTCGGAGAATGGTTTCTTCAGATATACTGGTAAACTAGAATCATTAGCGTGTTTAGTTGAAGACTATGTTTATGATGATATTAACACAGTTCCTAGACAACATATTTATGCAGGATTGAACAATCTATTTGGTGAAGTCACATGGTTCTATCCTGGAAGTGGTGCTGCATCTAATAATAGATCAGTCACTTATAATTATATGGATTCCACACCGGAGCGACCGGTATGGACGACAAGTTCTTTAGCAAGATCAACATGGTCTGATTCACATATATTTGGAAAACCGCATGCAACAGAATATGACTCTGATGCAACCAGTGATACCACAGTTGGTAACACGGACGGTGTGACTATTTACTATGAACATGAAACAGGAGTAAATCAAATTAAAGCAGGAGCGGCTACTGCTATTTCTGCAAGCATTGAATCTGGTGATTTTGATATTTCAGCAACACAGGGTGGTGGAGCAGATCTCAGAGGAGATGGTGAACACATGATGAAAATTAGAAGAGTGCTTCCAGACTTTTTACAACAAACGGGTGATGCAAGAGTGACATTAAACTTAAAAAATTATCCAACAGATTCACAGGCAAGTTCTTCATTAGGTCCTTTTACTACAACTACAACTACAGATAAAATAGATACAAGAGCACGTGCGCGTGCTATATCATTGAAGGTTGACAATACAAGTACAGGACAACACTGGAAGCTTGGAACTTTTAGATTAGATATACAACCGGATGGGAGAAGGTAATGCCATACGGATACGGATCAGCGAATAGAGGAAGTAGATCTTCAGGACCAGCAGGTGGAGCATCAGCTGGTGGAAATTATGGTGGTAATCGTAATCCTCAACAAAGATCAACACCAGCACCAACGTATCGAAACGTACATCAAACTGGAGCAGTCACCCAAACACCAGGAAGAACATCAACAGTTACAACTGCAAGTGGACCACCAGGTATATTAAATCCACCAACACCACCAACAACAGTTACAACTGCAGCAGGACCACCAGGTATATTATCAAGACCACCAAGAGGAAGAATAAATACTACTGGGGGGATAACTTCAACTGACGTTTTAAAAAGATTTTTAAAACATAGAATGAATACACAATTAATGAAGGGGATGGTGCTCAGTAATTATGCACCTGAATATACTCATGCACTAGGAGGATATGATTGGAAACAAAATTTTCCAGAAACACCAGAATGGTTAGATAAAGCATTAGCTTATGGATATCAACATATAACAGAAATACCAAGAGGTATAATGAATATTGATCCAATGAGTTCTATTTATTCTGATACAGGTATCATTGGATCTTTATCAAATGCTTTTAATAAAGCTAACGTAGAAGCTGCTAAAAATATACAAGGTTTTACAGGTGAAACAATTCCACCAGAAACTCTGGAAAAATATCACAATTGGCAAAATTTAGCCAGAGGCGGACTTGCAAATCTTTATAGATACGGAGGATTCAGTGGCTAGAATAGTACAATCATTAACACAACCTTTAGAAAAATACGATCAACAGATTCAACAATCATTTGTTAGAGACGTTGATAGTATAGTACAAAAATTAAACACATCCTTTCAACAGGATATAAAAGAAGAGGCAGAAGCAGAAAGCTTCTTTATGGCATAATGGCTAATACATTTGTAAACAAAAAAGTAGATTTAACGAGCACGAGTGCAACGACACTGTATACGGTACCTAGTGCTACAACCGCTGTGATTAAATCTATACTCGTGTCCGAAGATTCAGGAAACGCGGATACAATAACAGTGACTATAACTGATACAGATGACGCTGTTTTCAGCTTATTTAACGTTAAAGCAATCTCGGCCAGTGGAACATCAGAATTATTATCTGCACCCTTGGTAGCTAAGGAGAGCGAAATTATAAAAGTAACCGCAGCAACGGCAAATAGATTACATGTCGTATTGTCTGCACTCGAAATTAAACCTAGGATCGTGACATCATAGGCTTGCTTTACTTGTAAAAAACAAGTAATATTATAAACTCAGGTGAAAATCCTGCTCTTAACAAACTAACAAAAAATTATGGCTATAGATAGAACAGGAATATCATCATTACAAACAGGTGCACCAGAAATTAAATATACAGGTGACGAAGGACCTAAATCTCCAGACGAACAATTAATGGCTTCTGCTGATCCTATGTTAGTAGAAGAATATAATAAATACGTTTTTGAAATGGAAGAACAAGGACTTCCAGCAATATCATTTAGAGAATTTGTTCAACAGATTATGTCAGGTATGGCCGATGGAGGAATCGCGAGACTGGGATATGCTAATGGACAAAGAGTTGGATTACAAAGTGGCAGATGGGCTGATCCAAGTCCTATGTCTCCTGGAACAAGTGCGACTGGTGGGATGCGTGGCGAAACCGCCAGAGAAACAGGAATTAGACGAGCTGCAACAAGACCAACACCACCAACAACAGTTACAACTGCAGATGGACCTGATACCGCAGATGACAGATTTAGAACATATTCAGAAAACATAGTAGACATACGCCCTCCAAAAGATGGAGGAACATGGGAAGATAAGAGAAAAAAAGATCTTGAAAAAGCTAAGATAAGAAGCATTAAACCTTCAGGCACTGTGACCCAAAAGATATTATATGGTTTACTTAAAAATAATCCTAAACTCGCATTACAGTATTTATCTACTATAAAAAAGGATGACGAAGAACTGTGGGATAGTCTACCACAAGAGTTAAAAAATTTAGTAGGTCCGGGTACATTTGGAGAAGCTGATCCTTCTGGAATGGATTTGTATTCTAGTTGGGAAGATCATCCTGAACTTTCTTTTGATGAGTGGAGCATGTTAACACAGATTCCAGGATCTACTCTGACGGATTCCTATGGAGAGTATCTAGCAAAGAGGGGTAAACCTGGAGTAAAACATGCAGGTAATGTTGGTGGACTTGGAGATAGATATGTTAAATATGAAAAAAACCCTGACGGAAGTTTTAAGTTAAAAGACGGAAAAAAAGTTCCTGCAACAGATTATTATGGAAATATAAAATATGGTTACATGCCAACTCCCACCGGTGGAGAGGGTCCTATTTATTATCCAGGTTACGTTCCAGGTGGAATACCATCAGCAGCACCAGGTGGAATAACAGAAACAGCGGTGGCTACAACAGATTCTTTTCCTACGGATCCAGTTACGGCAGCTTTAACAAATCAATATCATATACCAGGTGCATCAAATTTTTATTCTAATCTAGCTTCTTCAATGTTTAATCCAACAACAAACATGTTGACATTAGCAAATGGTGGCAGAATACCGGCAGCTTATGGTGGTATCATGGATCTTGATACAGGAAGAAGAGCTTATGGTTTAGGAAGTATATTTAAAAAAGCAGCTCGAGCTGTTAAGAAAGTTGCGAAGAGTCCGATTGGTAAAGCTGCTTTGATGGCTGGTTTATTTCATTTTGGGCCTGGACTTTTGTCTGGAACAGGTCTTGGAATGGGAACTAAAACAGGAACAGGATATGCTGGTTGGAAAAAATTATTAGCAGGAAAAATGGATCCTAGTAAAGGTGGCATGAATATTTGGAGAGGTATAGCAGGCGCTTCAGCCCTTGGTGGTTTGTTTACAGAAGATGAAGAAGACGAAGATGTTATGTATAAAGATTGGTTAGCTAAAAAACAATATTGGGATCAACAATTGGGTGGTCCTTGGCCAACGAACCCTGTTCAATTCTCAGCTGATGGCGGAAGAATTGGGTATGCTAATGCTGGTATAGCAGGATCACGTATAATGGGTAGAATGGGTGCTGCGACAAATGAGAAAGAATGGATTACTAAAAAAAAACCAGAGCAATGGCAAATAATTAAACGAAAACTGAATGAAGTATTTCAAGGAGCAGGTGGAGGAGCAGAGGGTTTTAGTGCTGTGTCTGAATTTACCCGAGAAAACTCTGATTTTTTAGAAGGACACGATTGGTTGTGGCAAGGAGATGAAATAAAAGTGAAGGAGCCAGAAGTACAATATGAAAATGTAAACATATTAGATAGTCTGGACGGAAGTAATACTATGAATATAAATGGTATAGAACTACTAATGCCAACAGAAAAAGCTAAGGGTGGAAGAATTAGGTATCAAGGTGGTGGTTACTATGATGAAGAAGAAGAAGGGCATAGATCAGCTGCATTATCCGCTATGTATGGATTAAGAAAAAATGCTCAAGAAGGTGGACTCATGGATCTTGGTGGTATGGAAAAAGATTATAGAGAAGAAGGCGGGTTTGTACCTATTGGTGGACAAGAACGAGCAGATGATGTACCAGCAAGATTAAGTAAAAACGAATTTGTATTTACAGCAGATGCTGTAAGAGCTGCCGGCGGTGGAGACATCGACAAGGGAGCAGAAGTCATGGAAAATGTTATGAACAATTTAGAACAAGGTGGACAAGTATCTGAAGAGTCACAAGGACTTGAGGGTGCAAGAAATATGTTCGCCACAGCACAAAGACTAGAAGGAGTAATGTAATGGCTGTAACAGAACAACGACAATTATATAATCCACAGATAGAAGCACTAGCTGAAAAATACGGAACAGCTATGGGAGATATAGCTGGCCGACCGCTTACAGGTGCACAAATAACATCAATGGCGCCTCAAGTTGCACCGCAAACAGCGTTACAACAGAGAGCAACTGACTTAACTGGTGCAGGTATTGGTGCTTATGAGGATTATGTAACTAGAGCAGGTCAAGCAGGAACAGCAGCGGGAACAGCGTTAGGTCAAGCAGGAACACAATTAGGAACAGCGCAAACAGGTTTAGGAGCAATACAAGCAGGTTATGCTGATCCAGCGGTTGCAGGATTACAAGGAGCGCAAGCAACATTAGGTGGAGTATCACCATTTATTAGTGCAGCAGAAACAGGATTAGGTGGAGCCGGAACAACTTTAGGAGCGGCAGGAACAGCGTTAACAGGAGCAGGAACTGCAATGGCTGGAGTTTCTCCATACATTGGTCAGGCTGCAGGATTAACAGGAGCAGGTGCTAATTTAGCAGCGGCAGGAGCAACACCAACAGCAGGATCAATTGCTGAGTATATGTCTCCTTATCAATCACAAGTTATAGATACAACATTAGAAGAATTCGATAGACAGGCGGCAATGAGACAACAAGCTATTTCAGATCAAGCTGTAGCTTTAGGTGGTTTTGGTGGTGGTAGAGAAGGCGTCATGCAATCTGAATACCAAACACAATCAGATAGAAACAGAGCTATGATAGAAGCTCAATTACAACAACAAGGATTCAGTCAAGCTCAGGCTGCAAGACAGGCAGATATGGCATCTAGACTAGGAATCGGTGGAGCTCAACAACAATATGCACAGGGACTAGCTGGAATGGCTGGAGCCAGAGCAGGACTTGCAGGTCAAGAAGCTCAATTTGCACAAGGACAATTAGGTTTAGGACAAGCAACAGGAGCTTTAGCTCAACAACAAGGAGCCTTGGCACAAGGATACTTGGCACCAGGACAAATGATGATGGGCGTTGCAGGTCAACAAGCAGGAACAGCGGGTCAAAGAGCGGCATTAGGACAAGCACAACTGGGCTTAGGACAATACGAATTAGGACAAGCAGGAGCATTACAAGGCTTTCAAGGAACAGATATTGCTAGAGCGGGTCAAGTGGGCGCAATGGATCAAGCTTATGCACAGGCACAAATAGATGCACAAAGAGAAAAGGAAAGAATGGGAATATACGAACCATATGAAAGAATGGGATACGTTGGTTCAGGATTATCTGGATTGATGCAGGGTATGGGACCACAATATCAATTCGCTACTCAACCAAACCCTAGTCCATTAGCCACGGCTCTTGGAATAGGAACAACTTTAGGCGGAGCTTACCTAGGTAGAAAACAATAATGAACAGAACTTTAAGAAGACCCATGTTTAGAATCGGCGGTGTCGCTGAAGGTATAACTTCAGGGCTCGACAATCCTCAATTAACTGCTTCAAGACCAAGATATCAAAGTGGAAATCTTGTTCTTGAAAGAACAAAAGAATCTTTTCCTGCATATGAAAAAGCTTTACAAGATGTTAGAGGAGAACGTAAATCTTACTTGCCACAGTTTTTAATGTCAATGGGACTTGATTTAGCAACAAGACCAAAATCAGGAAATATATTTCAACAAGTTGCAACTTCTGCAAAAGGTCCTTTCGAACAATGGATGGAGACAAGAGCTGCACGTGAAGGTGTAGATGATAAATTAAGTGCTGCTTTATTCGGTGATGTCATGGACATTGAAACAAGAAAATATGAAGCTGAGAAAAAGGTTGAAGCAGAACGAGTTGGTGCAGGTGGTAAAAAAGATTATGAATACAAAGGAAAACTAGAAGACTATGAAAAATTAATTGATGAGGGACAGAGGTTAGCAAATGAATTAGCGGAGTTAGAAGCTGTAACACCTTCAGCAGATCAATTTGGTCCTCAAAGAGACGAAGCAGCTATTAAAGATGTTAAAGATAAACTAGAAAAGAATGCATTACTACAACAGTTGTTTGCAGATGAAGAAGAAGATCCAATTAGAAAAGCTATTCTTGACGGAATACCTAACATGGTAACTACTTTTGCAGACCTTGTATACTATGATCAAACAAAAGAAAAAACTGGAAAAGGAAAAATACCTCCAAACTTATTAGAAGAAAAAGCAGAAGGTGGAAGAGTTGGCTATCAAGGTGGTGGTATGTCATTGCCTAGTGCAGCACCAGCAACAATGCCAGCAGCGGTTCCTGTAGCAGGAACCATGGACCAAGGAGCTGAACAAGATAGTTCAGTGCAAGATTTAAGTTTTGAAGAATTAAGAGCAAGACTTCCACAAGAAATTACAAATGATATTGTTAAATTACTTACAGAAAGTAAACAAGCTCTTGTTGATTTTGCAAACATAAGAACTCAACAAGATATTAATTCATTTAACCAAAAGTATGATGTTAATTTAGTAGTACCACAGGAGGCGTAAAATGGCCTCTAGTAAAATTCCCTTTAGATTAAAGTCAGATGAAGAGCTAGGATACAAAGTATCTGATAAAGACGTTAACGCAATCCTTAAAAAAAGATTCGGCATAAAAGAAAGCAAACCAGTTAAGTTTACTTGGAAGGGCGCTATGAATCTATTGATGGCGGCTAGAATAGATCCTTGGGCTCAGAAGATGAAATTTGATCGAATGAAAGATCTAATGGAAGGTAAGGATAAAGCAGAAGAAAAAGATTATATAGATTTTTTTGAAGACATTGAAAAATCAATTTACTCTGGTACTCAAAAATTAGGATATAGTATAGGAGATCTTGCAACATCTGGTATTGATTTAGGTGCTAAACTTGCAGGAAAAGAATCAGAACTTAATAAAAAGTTATCTGAGCTTTACGAAAAAAATAAGATGGCAGAGCCAGAAACTTTATTAGGTAAAGCTTCAGATTTATTAATTCAATATGGTATCCCAAGCACACTTGCTGTTAAAATAGTAAGTAGACTTAAACGATTTGCTGGCATTCAAAAACTATCTGCTGGAACAACTGCAGTAACAACTTCATTAATGGGTGCCAAGTGGGGTTTAAAAACTGCAAACATTGCTCGTAAATCAGGGTCCATGGCAACCGTATTTGGTATTACAGATTTCTTAGCAAGTGAACCTGATAGAGGAAATCTTGTTATGAAGAAAGAAGATACTGAAGGTTTAACTGGATCAGATTTTGCAGCTGCAAGGTTTAGAAACAGATTAAGATTTGCTGCTGAAGGAGCAACTATTGGTGGATTTTTTCCTTTACTTGGAAAGCCTGCGTCTTTTCTAGCAAAATATGGTTTAGGAAAACCACTAGCTTTTACAGCTGGTGTTGGTTTAAGAACTGCTGACACATTAGTAGTTCAACCTGCAAGCTGGTTATTGTCTAAAGATAAATATCTCATTCCAAATATTTCAAAAGGTATAAGAAACAGTACTGCTTATAC